GTTGTAATCACATACGTTCCATTAACACCCGCAACTAAAGAAGCTGCAATATCACCAGCTGGAATGTCAGTATTTTCTACTGTGAAATCACCAACAACTAAACCAGTAACATCACCTCTATTTCCCGCTGAGCCTGAACCTTCAAACACAACACTTTGACAACTTGTATTCGAAACAGCCGTTGCAGTTTGGAACGCTGCAATATTTGGAGTCAATGAAGTAGATTTAACACCACCTGAAGCGATCATCTCACCCGCTGTAATAGCGTAGAAATTATTTACGTTTTCTGTGTTCTCTAAATCAAAATCAACCATTGCTTTTTCAACTGTTGTCGAAATTGCAAACGCTCTGTAAGAATCGAAAGTTTCCGCGTTTACCTCAATACCACGAATGATAGTGTCAGTTAATGCGTCTTTAAGACCCCATAGGTTACCGTCAATTGTAGCAATGTACATATCAACCTCTGAACAACCTAGCTTGTCCAACTCTCTCATGATAGCGTTTACTGAAGACTTACCCCACAATTGGAACGCAACAGTATAAACATTACCAACACCCTCAACCTTGTACTTTTTAGTACTTGAAGCAGTATCATAAACCGTTGGTGTTCTTTCGAACGTTGGCTCTTCAACTCTTGGAAATGGGTACATTCTCTCTTGACTTGCAACACTCGCAGCAATCAACCCTTTAATATCAGTACCTAATGTAGCACTTGCAAGGTTAATAGTATTACGCGAGCCGTCAGCCTTAAACCTTGGCACTAAGATAGGGAACGCCATCGTTACCATCGAAATGTCACAACGCGATAAACCTAAACTTGGAAAGCTTGGGTTACCACAATCATCACAACTAAATATAGACATATTTTTTTATTTTTAATTTGTTTAACAATTTGTATCACACACACTTAAATCATACAACTCAATGGTTATATTAACCTCAACACCGCTCAAATCTGCATTTATTATTTTGTCATTACTCCCTTTATTTGTCACCTCAACACCGAACCGTGGACGCACACGACTACGAAAAGTATTCATTCGCTTAAAAGAGAAATCACTATCTATAACGTCCTTAAACGCTTTGACTAGGTTCTCCATTGGCTTGACTGCTCTCGTGTTGTGTTCGTCGTTTATCCATTCGGTAACGTTAGTTTCATCCATAAAGAACAACCTAACATCGAAATTGGCTTCAATCAAACTTTCCAACCCTTGATCTGCGTATTCATAAGACTCGAGCAACCAAATAAATGGCGTTTTATCTCTTGTACTTGTGTTTACTTGCAAATACTCGCTATTAGTACTAGAAGGGCTACCGTGTAAAAACGTTATACTTTGCGCCACAACAAACTCACCAGCGAATGCAGCACCACCACCCAAAGGCGACAATTCAAACCATTCGTTATTTAAGAAGTTCGTAACTTTAAATACATTTCCATTCTCATCTTTAACCCTCTTGTCAGTACTGACCCATAACGTCGAACAAACATTAATACGCGCTCCAACGATTGACAGAACTTTTATGTTTGTGTCAATTTGGTTTATTATGCCTTGCGTGATGTCTACTAAGTTCGCCATTAATACGGGTGATTAAATTTTTTGAAAATACCTTTGAATTCAGGATAACTAACAGCGTCAACATTGAACATAAAGTTTTGAATAACCTTATAACTCTTAATTGATTCGTTGTACCTTGAAGTAAGGTCGTGACCTATCGCTGAAACATTGTCTGAATTTTCCCCCGTTGTTAATTTAATCCCATCGGTTGTAACTCTCGAGACTCTATCTCTTAAATAGTAATAATAAACTAATCCGTTAAGCATTACTTTCAACCCCTCGGACTGCGTAAAACAGTCACCCGTTTGATCGTTAAATGCGTTAAAGACTTTTAGAAAACGGGCGCTCACTGGAACACCAGGAACACCCGTTAAGTCAGCTATAAATAAATCATACAACTCAACACCAAATAAACGCGGTAAGTATTCAGCCTCAACCCTAGTGATATAATCATCTAGCGAGTCGCCTTGCCACGTGTTGGTAGGTATCGTAAAACGCCCACTGTTAAAATCTGATTCTTGTTGAATTGCCATTTTTTATTTTTTAACTTGTTTTTTAGTGCTGTCCTTTACAGGAGTTTTACTAGGGTATTTTGCGAATCCATCACGGACAATTTGCGATGCAGTCATACTGCAAATGCTTAAATCGTCACCCGCTTTTAAGTGTGCAAAATCCTTAGTAAGTATGATTTTAACTTGCATATTATTAAGCTTGAATAGTTGCTAAATCAGCTGAAATACTAGCAACCTTACGGAAACCAGACTTGTCAGCGTTTTTGATTAGAAACTGCAATCTTTTACGAACTTTCAAAGTCATCGTATCATCCAAGAATTGGTTGTTTACCTCACCTTTAGCCATTGTAAGGCCTCCGATTTCGATAATACGAGCAAATCTTGTGTCTCCAACGTACATTGTATTAGCAACAACACCGTTATTTTCAACGATAGCGACACCTGAAACAACTGATCCATCTCTCGAAACGAAAGGTGGCATAATGTAGTTGTTATTCGCGTCTTTCTTCAATTTCATTTTGTTAATATCAATGATATTCATCAATGCAAAATTAGTTGAGTACTTATTCCCTGTTGTAGCTGAAATGTTTTCATCAATCTTAACGATTAAATCATAGATAGAAGCATCAGCAATCCCAGCATTAACAGCAGTAAAAGCGGGAACTGTAGCAGCGATACCAGTAATGTTATTACCTGTACCATCGCCTAAAAGTATCTGACTATCAATGATAATATCAACGTTTGTGCGTAAGAACATTTCCAACTCAGATGCAAACATAGCTTCATCCTCGAAAAACTCTTCAGTAACTGGCAAAGAATCCCCAACTTTTTTAACGTCAATTGTGTATTGTTTCCACTTTGCATCACTTGTCGGGAATGTACCACCTTCCGCGATCATTGCCGCTGAACGTGTAGATGTCGCTTCATCCCAATCAAAATATCGGTAAGTTCCGTTATGGTTTCCACCAGTTAATGAAATCTTAGCGAATAGATTGTAAAGATTAAGTGTACGCACATCCAGTTGACCGATAGAAGGATCAAGTTGTGAATTGCTGTTAGGCGCAATAGAACCAGTAACAACAGCCTTCAATTCAATCTCTGCTCCTGACTCCCTGCGAGCGATAGCCTTTAAAGATGCTGAATGCTCCTTAATTTGCGATTTCAAAGTGACATTTGCTACGTTTTCATTTGCTTCTAAACCTTTAGAAATAGCAACCCCCTGCGCTGAAACTGCCTTAACTAAACTTTCCAGTTGTTTAGACGCTTCTAAATTTACAGTTTTAAGTGCTTCAATCTCTGCATCTGTTTTAGTTGCTTTCGCTGCTAATTCATTAGATGCCGTAACGTTGTGCTTGTTGAGTTCATTGAAGAACTCTGCTTGTTTTTCAGCCGTCTGACCTTCAAACGCTTCTAGTGTCATTCCTTTTTCTTTAAGGAAATCAGCTTGTAATTTAAACATATTTTGTATTTAATAATATGGATTAACACTAACCGCCTTGGCTAGTGGTGTCGTTTGAGTGTCTTTCAACGGCTCGTTATCAGTGTCTTTCAACGGCTGAGTATCTTTTGCTTCTAATGTTGGCGTTAGTTCGTTTGAACCTTCCAGCACCGCGCTAATTTCTATAAGTTTCGCCTCTTTAACAGCCCAAAAATAACCTTCAGACTCTGCTTTTTCTTTGTTTCCTAACTTGTCAATACTTGCTTGCCATGTTGCAAACTCTGCTTTAAATTCAGGATCATTGACAGCTAATTCAATTTTAACATAGTACATACCTACGCTGTGCTGGTCTACATTCCCGTCTTTATACTCTTGGAACATTAAACCATTATAAGCCTTTAAAACGTCTGTGTCCATCATTAAAACTTGCGTACTGCCTGGTTTACTTACGCCAAGGTCACTCCAAAGCACCTCTTTCTCATAAACCTTTTGCGGTACACCCACTTTTGCAGTCATTTTCTGTTCATGGTCGTGCAAATGCCATATCTTTTTAGCTTCACCGCGTTGTTTAATTGAGTTCTTAAACGTGTTGTCCAAATGAACGTCCCCGTGTGAGTCCATCCAATTATAAGTATTACCTATAATAGTACGCTTTAACACATCGGCTGTATCGTTATCCTTAGAAGTGCTTAACGCTTTGTTTACACTCCCCTTTATGGAGTCATTAACAACAACGGCATCAGCGGTTTTAAACGTTACTTTCTTAAATTCGATACACTCTTTAACGGCTAAACCGTCATTTCTAAGGCTTTCTTTTATCTGTTGTAAATTCATTTATTTACTATTTTATTAACCGTTTTCTTTTCCATTGCTGCCAATAATCTTGTCTTTGTTGCGCCTTCAGGCATCTCTTTAATACGCGCCTTTGTTGCTTCTAACTTATCCATCTGTTTCTGGTTTTGGTACTTGTGAAGACTGAGCAATGGTTTCTTGACCCTCTGGTAGTTTTGTTAACCCTATAATATCTCGAACCTCATCATCAGTCATTGATTGTATAGCGATAACACTTAAACGTTCACTCATTGAGTTCAACGCTTGCGCTACCTCGTTAGTACTTCCTTTTATAACCTCAATACTTGTAAGGTCAACCGAAAGGAATTCATTTGTTCCTAACTTAGTATTAAGAAAACGGCTCAGTTCTCTATCGACCTTGTTCGCTAATGGAATGTAAACGTCATTATGTGCTATTTTAACGGCTTGTTCAAAGTTATTGAAAGTGCTTCGTTCGTTATCATTAAACAGCACCGAAGGCATACCGTAAACGCTACACAATAATCTAAGCGATGACACAATACCCTCCAATAGTTTCAAGTCGCTTGGACTCATGCCCGTTTGAATGTAGTTTAGTTTAGATGATGATATTTTAACTTTGTTATATTTATCAGCCCCGCCCATTTCACCGTCAAACGACTCTTGTAAATCTTTACGCTCCTTTGGACTCATTGGCGCATCGCTTGATGTTGAGAGAATCCCTATAATACCACGGTTTTTGAAAATACTTGCTTCTGCCGTGAATTTCTCACTAGATGAACGGACAACAATCCAAGCCGCTTGCAATGGACTTAGCCCGTAATCAACATTATCGTGACTTGTATTTACAACGTTAGGGTCTTTAATGTGTAGTATTTCGTCAACTAAATATGTTACCTCTGTTACACTTCTATTCCCTGGCTTTCTGTATGTGTAACTAATAACATTACCTGTTGAATCGGTGTTTATAGTTACGTTTTGAGACTTCAGCACAACTAACTCTTGCCCCATACCTACACCTTCAACGTAGCGAATAAATACGTTACCAGTTAGTTTTATGTATTGCTTTATTTCCTCCAAAAACTCAATACGCCCTTGTGTACTATTCGGACTATTAATAATCTCGAGTAATCGCCCGTTAGGAATTTCATCACCAGCCTCGTTAACAGTTACTCTGTTTAAGCTTGCTGAAGTAAACGCTATCTTTTTTACGATAATGTACACTAAAGGGTTATCCCCGTACGCGTCAGTATAACGCTTCATATTTGTTGAGCCTTGATTGTAACTAAAGAAGTCCCGTATTGTTTGAAGTGTGGTAGAGGAGTATGAAGGTTCGCCAACGCTTGAAGACTTGGTTACAGTGGTATTAAAGAAGTCTTTGAATATGTTTTTAGCCATTCAGAATGAAAGTTAAGTAACAAATATAACTAAATAATACTAATTGACTATAATATAATCAAAAAAGATTAGTTTTTAGTCAATTA